CTACGCAGGAACCCGGCTGGTCAGCCTTTTCGACCAGGCCATGACCGGACGCTCCACGACCACCCAGGACACGAAAGCGGCAAGCACGGATGAGGCTCCGACGACGAGCATCGTCAGAGGGCCGCGCGAAACGTCCAGGATGCCAAGGCGGGCGCCGAGGCTGAGGAAAACCGCCCAGATCGGCAGATGGTAGAGATAGGCGCCGTAGCTGATGCGGCCGAGGCCGCTGATGAGCCGGTTTGCCAGGATCGCGAGAAGTTGTCCTTTCGAGGCAAGGGCGACGATCATGGTCAATGGCAAGAGCAGGGCTGCCTCGAAGACGACCCACTCCATGAGGTCTCCCGGGCGGAGACCGGTTTGCACCACGACCCCTGCCAGGCCGATAGGTATAGATAACCAGGTGAGCCATCGCGGTGCAGTCCAGCCCCTTGCCGACAGGAACGACAGCAGGGCGCCGGCCGCCAGGGCATCGATGGAATCGAAGGGAAGCGCGTTGGCTACGACGACCTTGCCGAGGGCAAAGGCGCAAACTCTATAAAGTATCGTGCAGGCAATGAGCGCGGCGCACAATTTCAGAAAATGGCGTGACGGCAGCGCCATGACGACGAAAGGCCAGACCACGTAGAACTGCTCTTCGACGGCAAGCGTCCAGAGGTGCTGGAGAGCCCAAGGTTCAGGCCCGTGCGTTGCGTACCAGACATTGGAGAGGAACAATGCGTGCCATGGGAGGGATGCATGCATCATCCGCAGTTGCAGCACGCCTGCGGCCAGCCAGCAGAATCCAAGCAGAAGGAAGTATGGTGGCCAGATTCTGGCGGCTCTTCGCGCGAAGAAGACGATGACGGCCGCGACATGATCATCGCGCTCTCTGGCCTCCAGCAGAATTCTCGTGATGAGGAAGCCGCTCAAAACAAAGAAGAAACGAACGCCGATGTGACCAAGCTCAGAGCTTTCTTCCCAGAAATGAGAATAAAACACCGACAGCAGTGCGATCGCACGCAATCCGTCTAGTTGAGGTTCCCGCAATCTTCGCCTCGGTACTTTCCTCTAGCCCTTGTTTGATAGGGTATAGGAAAAATCGGCGCAAGATTATTTTCGAATATTATAATTTAGGCGATTTGGAATTTGTGTGTCGTCGCCGTTTAATATCCCTCTGTCGCATTCATCCTCCCAACCATCCCGCGGCTATGATCGGCCCTCATCGAGGGTTCGATCATCCATGGCAAAACTGACGGCGAGGCAGCGCCTTTTCGTGGCGGAATATCTGAAGGATCTGAATGCGACGCAGGCGGCGGCGCGGGCGGGCTATAGCGAAAAGGCGAAGAGCACTCCCTGCTGGTTGATGGCCAATGAGGCTGTGCGGGCGGAGATTGAGAAGGCTTTGGCCGCGCGGGTGGAGAAGCTGGAGATCACGGCCGAGCGGGTGCTTGCGGCGATTGCCGATGTTGCCTTCGGAGACGTCCGCGATGTGTTCGATGCCGAGGGGGCGCTGAAGGCGCCTTCGGAGTGGGACGAGAGGACGGCGGCTGGGGTTGCGGGGCTGGAGATCATTACCTCGGCCAAGGCCAAGGGGGAGGTGGTGCATGTGGCGAAGATCAAGCGGGCGGATCGGCTGCGGGCGCTCGATATGCTGGCGCGGCATCACTCGCTCTATAACGACCGGCTGGAGATCAAGGGGCTGGAGGCGCTGAGCGAGAGGCTGGCGCGCGCCAAGGCGCGCAAGGCTGGTGATGGCGGGGCGGGGGGCTGAGATGGTGGGGCTTGGGCCGAAGATGGCGGGACGCGAGGCTGCGGCAGGGCGCGCGGTTGGTGCGGGCGGGCGCTTGGGGACGACCGCAGGTCGCCCGGGGATTGCCGATCCGAACGAGGGGATCATCGAGTTGGCGGGGGATTGCCAGTTCGATCCCTTGGCCTGGAGCCTCAGCGCGTGGGATTGGGGTATCGGCGGGCTGGAGGGGCATCGTGGACCCCGGGCCTGGCAGCGGGATATTTTTACCGTCATTCGCGATCATCTCGGCGATCCCTCAACGCGGTTTCAGCCGTTGCAGATTGCGGTCGCTTCCGGCCACGGCATCGGCAAATCGGCCTTCATGGGCATGCTTTCCAACTGGGCGATGTCCTGCTGGAACGAGGCGATGCTGGTGACGACGGCCAATACCGATACGCAGATGCGCACCAAGACGGCGCCGGAGATCGGCAAATGGTTCCGCTCCTCGATATCAGCGCACTGGTTTGACGTGCAGGCGACCTCGATCCGCGCCCGGGACAAGGCGGCGTCGGACAAGTGGCGGCAGGATTTCGTGCCCTGGTCCGTCAATAATACCGAGGCCTTTGCCGGGCTGCACAACCAGGGCAAGATCATCGTGCTGGAGTTCGATGAGGCCTCGAAGATCCACGACAAGGTGTGGGAGGTGGCCGAGGGCGCGCTGACCGACGAGAACACCGTGATCATCTGGATCGTCTTCGGTAATCCGACGCGCAATTCCGGGCGGTTTCGCGAGTGTTTCCGCCGCTTTCGTCACCGCTGGGTGACACGGCAGATCGACAGCCGCACGGTCGAGGGCACCAACAAGGCCAAGATCGCGCAATGGCAGGAGGATCACGGCGAAGACAGCGATTTCTTCAAGATCCGCGTTCGCGGGCAATTTCCGAGCCAATCCGCCATGCAGTTCATCTCCGCAGACGATGTCGACCAGGCGCGTGCGCGCCATCTTCGCCGCGAGCAATATGCCTTCGCGCCGGTGATCCTCGGGGTCGATCCGGCCTGGACCGGCGACGACACGCTGGAGATCATGCTGCGGCAGGGGCTCTATTCGAAGAGCCTGGCCTCGCTTTCGCGGAACGACAACGATGTCGAGGTGGCCGGGCTGATCGCGCGGCTGGAGGAGGAGCATCAGGCGGACGCCGTGTTCGTCGACGCCGGCTACGGCACCGGTATCGTCAGCGCCGGCGAAGTGATGGGGCGGTCGTGGCGGCTGATCTGGTTTTCGGCCAAGCCGCTCGATGCCGGCTTTCTCAACAAGCGGGCCGAGATGTGGGGCATGCAGAAGCGCTGGATCAAGGCGGGCGGGGCGCTCGATCCGCGGGATGAGGCGCTTTACCAGGATCTCGTCGGGCCGGAGACGGTGGCGCGGCTGGATGGGAAAATCCAGCTGGAGAGCAAGGAGGATATGAAGGCGCGCGGGCTGCCCTCGCCGAACAGGGGGGATGCGCTGGCGCTGACCTTTGCCGAGCCGGTGGTGAAGCGGGAGCGGGGGCGTGGTGTGGGGAGTGGGGCTGAGGTGGAGGTGGAGTATAGTCCGCTGGGGTGAGGGTGTTGGGTTGGTGGTTGGGTTGGGCTCAACCTCACACCATTCATTATTGCGCAATTGTGGCGCAACTGCCACCAACATGCCGCGGATCAAAATGCTCGACACCTAACACTTTGCTGGCGACATACTCTCCAGAATAAATGCCACAGCATCCGTCAAGAAACGAAAGTCAGTTTCTTTGTTTGGTGCCCAAGACCCAAATACGACCCATCTCTCATCAGCCGTCGGATAGAGGGTTGCCATCTGATCAAACAATTTAATTTCACCCGAATTCTGCGGAGAACCAAAGACACATATGCTCTCCTGAAACGACCAGATACGTTCTTTAACGATGAAACCCTTTCCAGCTAGTAATTGAATAGCGTCGGCGCGGGTCATCTGATCCTCTGATATTTGGCCTGTGAACCGAGGGCATACGCTTGGCGCTCCAAGGCAGCCCGATAGTAATTTGGTGGCGGTTGCTACCCAAGTGCGCATTATTGCCCTTCGCCTGCGCTCAGGGCATTCGCGGCTTTGCCGCTCACCCCCTCATCTGCCTGCCGGCATCTTCTCCCCGCTGGGTAGAAGAGAATCGCTGCAACGTCTCGCCCTTCTCGAAGCATTTTTTGTGGAAGCGAGGGTGCGTCTCGCTCCCCCTTCTACCCAGCGGGGAGAAGATGCCCGAAGGGCAGATGAGGGGGGTGAGGAGCGTTAGCGACGAATGCCTTGAGCACAAGCGAAAGGCAGGCGTCGCCGTCCTGCAATCGTCGCGCCTTTGGGTTCGCTCAATTCATAAATAGTCCCGTGGCGGCACGCAAGGGCCGCTGAGGTGAGGGAGATGTCGGTGGCCGCCCTCGGCAGCCCGGGTACGGGTGTTCGTGGCGGCAACCATCGGGGGCGTAGAGATGGGTGGAGCCCTCCCGGGTGGAGGGAAGAGCGTTGGGCAGGGCAGGGGCGGATACGCACTCTCCCTTGCTGCCTTCCGGCCTTGCCGCGCTCTTCCCTCGTTCGGGCCGCCTTTTCCGCCAGCAAGATGGATGATGTCCCATGTGTCTGTTTTCCAAACCTTCCCAGCCGGACCCGCCGCAGCTTCCGCCCGAGCCGGCGCAATTGAAGCAGCCGGACGGGGCTGCGGTGCGCACGGCCGTTGGGCGGCGGACGGAGGATCGGGTGCGGTCGCGGCCCGATACGATCCTGACTTCGCCGTCCGGTGTGACGACGATGGCGCCGACCGAGAAGAAGACGCTGCTTGGGCAGTGAGGCTGGTGGGTTGGGCAACGCCTGCTCGTTTTTTCCTCTGCGTCATCCCAGGCCTTGTGCCGAGGATCTGCTGCGCCGTCGCAGATGCTCGGGACAAGCCCGAGCATGACGAAAGAGGCGTTGGCGACCTTTTCACAGTCAGAGAGCAGACACCTGTCTGCACCGATCTTACAGCATGGGGTCTTCCTCGTGCGGATGCACCAAGGCGGTTTCGGCCACTTGGGAAGGACACCAACGCGGCATCGCTGCGTGCATGGAGGCAAATGAGGCATGAGCGATAACGCACCTGATCATGAAAGCCAGATCACCTATCACCGACGGCGGATGGAGGAGCTGAAGCGGATCCGACAGCCGTGGGAGAGTGTGTGGCGGCAGCTGGCGGATTATATCGAGCCGACGCGGCTGAGGCTTTCCGACAAGGATGAGGGTGCGGTCAGCCGGGCCAAGATCATCGACAGCACCGGCACCTTCGCGCACCGGACGCTGAAATCGGGCATGCATTCCGGCATCACCTCGCCGGCGCGGCCATGGTTTCGGTTGACGACCTATGATCCCGATCTAAAGGATTTTGCGCCTGTTAAGGAGTATCTCGCGGCTGTGGAGCAGCGGCTGCGGGAGGTGTTTCAATCCTCCAATGTCTACAATGCTTTTCACACGGGGTATGGCGATCTCGGGCAGTTCGGGCAGTCGGTCGGCATTCTTTCCGAGGATGCGGACAAAGTGGTGCGGATGCAGCAATTGCTGCATGGCAGCTTCTGGATCTCCCGCGACGAGAACGGCCGGGTGACGACGCTTTACCGGCGGTTTCGCTGGTCGGTGCAGCGCATCGTTTCGCGCTTCGGCTATGACAATGTCAGCCAGGTGGTGAAGAATTTCTACGACAATGGTCGCTATGACGAGATCCTGACGATCTGCCATGCGATCGAGCCGCGGCTTTCGCGCGATCCCGACAGGATCGACAAGCGCAACAAGCCGTTCCTTTCCAACTATTGGGAGGAGCAGGCGGGCGACAAGCGGCTGCTTGAAGAAAGCGGCTTCGACGAGAACCCGCTGATCGGCCCGGCCTGGGAGATATCAGGCGACGACAATTATGCGACCTCGCCGGGGCAGATCGCGCTCGGCGATGTCTCGATGCTGCAGCTGGAACAGCAGCGCAAGCTCGAAGCGATCGACAAGCTGGTGCGGCCGCCGATGACCGGGCCGACCTCGATGCGCAACAACCCGGCTTCGCTGCTGCCCGGCAAGATCACCTATGTCGATGATCCCAACGGGCGGGGTTTTCGGCCGGCGATGGAAATCCAGCTTCGGCTCTCCGAGCTGGCGAGCGATATTCGCGAGACGCAGGAGCGCATCCGCCAGGCCTTTTATGCCGATCTCTTTCTCATGTTGTCGCAGATGGAGGGCATCCAGCCGCGCAACCAGTTCGAGATCGCCGAGCGCAAGGAAGAGAAGCTCTTGGCGCTCGGGCCGGTGCTGGAGAATATCTACGGCGCGCAGCTGGAGCCGACGATCGACCGGACCTACCAGATACTCAACCGGCGGCGCGAACTGCCGCCGCCGCCAAAGGAGCTCGAGAACCAGGAGCTGAAGATCGAATATATCTCGATCCTCGCCCAGGCGCAGAAGGCGGTGGCGACGGGTAGTATCGAGCGGGGCTTCGCCTTCCTCGGCCAGGTCTCGGCCGTCAAGCCGGAGGTGCTCGACAAGGTTGATGCCGACGAGGCGGTCGATCTCTACTTCGATTATCTCGGCGTGCCGCCCTCCGTGGTCGTGCCCGACGATGAGGTGGCGCAGCTCAGGGGCGCGCGCGCCCAGAAGCAGCAGATGGCCGAAAATGCCGAGATGGCGGCGAAGATGGCGCCGGCGGCGAAATCCGGTGCGGATGCGGCGGCCGTGCTTGCGAGCGCCGGCGAGAACCCGAACGGGGCGGCTCTTCTCCAGCAGCTGGGGCTTGGCTGATGAGCGAACTCGACGAACATCTCCTGCCCGCCGAACGCCAGGAGCGCGAAGCGCTTGCAGCTGCCTTCCGCGAGGTCTTCTCGCTGCCATCGGGCAAACGCGTGCTGTTCTGGATGCTGGAGCAATGCGCGATCTACCGCGAGGCCTTTGCCGGCGAGGCGGTGAGCACGACGCATTATGCGCTCGGCCTGCAAGGGGCCGGTCGCAAGCTGATCGCCAAACTCGACGAGGTCGACCAACGCTTCTACCCCACGCTGCTGCTCGAGATCGCCACCATCAAAGCCATCGACCGCGAGGTCGCCACCAACACGAGGAGTGAAGACGATGATGTCGACGCATGAGCGCATCGGCCGGCCTGACATAGCCTGGAGCGCCGAGGGCGCCGGCAGCGGCGGCGGGGAGCCGGAAAATATCCTGTTTCCCGCCGACGTGCCGCAACAAAGGACTGACGGAGGCGAGGGGTATCAGGCCGATCCCGGCAAGGCCGACGGGGAGAATGCGCTTGCCAAGGCCGAGCGTGATGGAGAGGGCGAAGCAGCTCGTGGCGAGGCGGACCGCGTGCCGGAGGATGGGAAGTATACGCTTACCATGCCGGACGGCATTGCCGTGGACGAGGAGTTGCTCGGCGCGCTCGGCCCAGATTTCCGTGAGCTGGGGCTGACCAACGGCGAGGCGCAGAAGCTTGCCGACCGGTTCATCGCCATCCAGGCAGGGCGTGCGGAAGCGCGCGGCAATGTCTGGGGCGAGACGGTTTCCAAATGGGCCGATGATGCCAAGGCCGATTCCGAGATCGGCGGAAGGCGCTGGGACGCGACCGTGCGCGACAGCCGGCGCTTCGTCAACAACATGGGAACGCCGGCACTGCGCGAATATCTGGAGGCGAGTGGTGGCGGCAACCATCCGGAGCTTATTCGTATCTTCGCAAAGGCCGGAGCGCTCATCAGAGAGGACGATCCGGCCACCGGCGGCGCCGGAGGCACGGGCAGGCCCGTTGATCCAGCGCATGTTCTTTTTCCGAACGATGCACCGAAAGGCTAAAGTGATATGGCAACAATCGGCAATAGCTTCCCTCAGCTGATCGACATGCACAAGGGCTCAACCGAGGGCTCCGTTGTCGAACTGCTGTCGCAGCAGAACCCCATCCTCGACGACGCGATCGCGACCGAATGCAACATGGGCGCTTCGCACCGCCACATGATCCGCACCGGCCTGCCATCCGTCGCCTGGGGCCGCCTCTACCAGGGCGTTCCGCAATCCAAGGCGACCATGCAGCAGGTCGATGACACGACAGGCTTCGTCGAGGCCATGTCCGGCGTTGACGTGCGCCTCCTGAAACTCGCGCCCGATCCGGCCAAGGAACGGCTGACGTCTGCCGCCCCCTTCATGGAGGCGATGAACCAGGAGGTCGCGACCGGCATCTTCTATCACAATACCGAGACGACGCCGGAGAAGTTCAAGGGGCTGTCGGCCCGCTATTCCAGCTATTCCGACACGCGCGGCACCATCGCCAACCAGGTGGTGAACGGCGGCGGAACGGGGAGCGACAATACCTCGATCTGGTTCGTTACCTGGGGCGACCATGCCAGTTCGCTGATCTATCCCAAGGGCACCAAGGCCGGCGTCAGCCATGAGGACAAGGGCGAGCAGCGCGTGCTCGACGAAAGCGGCCAGCCTTATTTCCGCAAGGAAGACTACTGGTGCTGGCATGTCGGCATGTTCGTGAAGGACTGGCGCTACAATGCCCGCGTCGCCAATATCGACGTGTCCAATATGCTCGCCGGCTCTGTCGACCTCTGGGCACTGATGCGCAAGGCCTACTATCGCCTGCAGTCGCGCCGCCGCGACGGCGTTGCGAGCCGCATCGCGATCTACATGAACCGCGACGTGCTCGAAATCCTCGACGTGCAGTCGAGCGACCGAAGCCTGCTGGCGGCCAACCCGAACTATACCGGCCTCACGCACATGACCGTCGAAGGCAAGGAAGTCCGCGCCTATCGCGGCATTCCGATCCGCGAGACCGACGCCATCCTCAACACCGAGGCGGCAGTTCCTGCCGCGCCCTGACGGCTGATCGGCTAAAGCCCGTCGCCAATGGCGGCGGCGGGCAGATCCTTCCCGAATATGAGAGGCATCTCAGATGATTTTCGACAAGCAGAGCCTGCTTTCCGACGCGCAGGCCATCACCGCGGATGCGGCCAGCACCAATGTGATCAACCTCGGCCCGATCGCCACCGGCACCGTGCGCAATATCGGCAAGGGCAAAAAGATCCCGCTTTCGATCCAGGTGGTCGAGGCGTTCAACAACCTGACCTCGCTCGAGATCAAGGTGCAGGTCGACGACAATGAGGCCTTCGCCTCGCCGAAGCAGATCGGCACGACGGGCTTGCTTGTTCTTGCCGACCTTGCGCTCGGCAAGAAGATCAACATCGACAGCGTGCCGCGCGACGCCGACGAGCGCTTCTTCCGCCTCTACTACGATGTGACGGGAACGGCGCCGACAACAGGCAAGATCACGGCCGGCGTGGTCGCGGCGACGGAGTAACCGCCATGGTGACGGTGACCGCAAACGAAAGGGGCTATTTCGACGGCGAGCTGCGCGAGATCGGCGCTTCCTTCGTCGTGCCGGATGCGCTCTGGAACGACGAGGAGAGGCGGCCGAAATGGGCAAGCCTTTCCCGCGGGGGCGCGGGCGGCGCCAGGATCGTCAGGCCGAAAACCGGCGAGACAGATGGTGCTGCCGAGATTCCCGAGGACTGGCAGAGCCTGACGGCGGCCGAACGCAAGGCGCTGGCAAGAGCGATCTCCGGGGAGCCGGCTCCGAATGCTCGGGATGCGGACGGCGTGATCGCCGCCGAGATCGAGCGTCGCGCGGCGGAGGCCGGCTCGGGCGACAACGTGTCGACGCGCATGCCGGGGAATGGACTGCAGGAGGCGCTCGGCTTGCTGCCGCCCGATTGGGTTGCGCCGTCCGCCTCGTAGCCGGTTAAAAACTGACGGGGAGGGCGCGTCGCCCTCCCTTCCGCACTCCAGACGAGAAGCATCCTTATGGCTGAGATTTTCAATGAGCAGCGTATGATCGGCGTGCATATCGTTCCCGACGGGACGGTGCTGCACAATGGGCAGCGCGTGGTGGGCATCCGTGAAGCCGATAGCGGTGTGCTGTTTACCGGCGGCCGGCGCGTGCTTGGCGTCAGCGTGCTTTCGGGCAGCGAAGTGATCTATAACGAGCAGGTCGTCATCGGCGCGGTGATCATCCGGGACGGCCGCACGTTCTATAACGGAATGCCTGTTGTGCCGGTCAGCGGCAGCGGCGCCGCGCCCGTCGATCCCGATCGCTACATGTTCTTTGCGACGCGCAATCGCATGCCCTCAGGGGCGCTGGTGACGGCGGCGGCGGGCACCAACTATGTCTGCTCGAAGATCGTCGTCTCGTCGCCCTCCTACCGGACCAATACCTTCCGCTTCCATTTCTCCGGCTTTGCCTCGACCGAGGGCGGCAACAGCCCGCAGGAAACGGTCTATGCCGGCAATGCGACCGTCATCGACGGGCTTTTGATCCGGATCGGCGGCGTGTTTCATGCCTGCAGTTTTGCCGGGACGGCCGGCGTGACCATCCCCGATCAATCGCAGGGCGTCTGGAGCGATCCGCTGACGCTTGCCGATGCCGTGGCCGCCGAGACTGACATCGAGATCTGGCTGTTCTACCATACCGATGCCGGGCAGATGCAGTTGCCGGTCTACCGCATCCAGAAGCATCGCGGCGAACGCATATGGGGTGCTGCCGATTACGCATCGCTACTTGCCTTCAAGGACACGCCCGACGCCGACAGCACGCCGGCGCTCGACACGAATTACGCCGGCCAGACGCAGCCGCAATATTACGGCCCCGATTTCATGGTGGCAAAGGGCGACTGGGATGGCCGGCCGGTCGCGCTCGTCGCCTGCGACAGCATCGGCGAAGCCAGGCAGGAATTTTCCGCGGCCGCAGACCAGAGGGGCAATCTCGGCTGGCTGAGGAAATGGCTCGACTCCGGCTGGCGGATTCCGCACCTGATGATCGGCATGCCGGGCGCGGCGGCCTTCCGCGAGCTCACGGGGTCCGGCGCCAGCATCGCCACGCGGCGCTGGGCGATCGTCGACGAGATCATCGCCTTTAACGGCGGCAAGCGGCCGTTCACCGTCATCCTCAACCAGATGGGGCAGAACGATACGACGACGCCCTATTCCACCTTCTTCACGACGCGCTATCTCGGCTTCATCAGCCGGCTGCGCTCTCGTTATAGCGGCGTGAAGATCGTGGCGCTGCCGCCGCTCGGGCGGACCAACGCGACGATTTCGATCACGCTGACCTCCGCCGGCACGCTAGCGACGGCGACCTGCGCCTCGACCGCGCATCTCGTTTCGGGCCAGAGCCTGATCATCGCGGGCGCCACGCCCTCGGCCTATAACGGCACCTACGCGATATCGGTCACAGGCCCGACGACCTTTACCTACACATTTGCGGGCGGCACGTCGCCCACGACAGGCACGATCACCGCCGCCGACGACTTCCGGACCGAGGCAAGCCAGACATATGCCGCGCAGAACAGCTATCCCGCCGATGGGACAGATGCCTCGAACAAATGGCGTCTGCGCAACGACATCCTGGCGAAGACCTCGGCCTGCTGCGACGACAGCATCGATACGCTCGCGGCCTGGCAGGGACCTGCCGGCATGGGCAAATGGCCGGGGCAGGTCGACCTGCCCTCCAGCGTGCTGACTGTTCAGGCCGGCACGGACGGCGTTGCCACCTATACCTCAATCCAGGTGGCCGACGGTTCGATCTTTTCCCCTGAACAACCACTTCGCATCTACAGCGCCGACGGCCTGACACTGCTGCGCTCCCCGGCGATTTCAGCCGTGAACGGCAACGTCCTGACGCTCGCGGCGGCAGCGACGGTGCTGCCGGCGGGCAGCCTTGTGAGGCAGGCGGTGTCGCCGGATGGCGTACATCCTCTTCCCGCCATGGTGAAGCGGATCAGGCTGGGTGTGGCGCAGGGAGAAAAGGAGAAATTGAAGGTGGCGTGA